TCAACAGAGATTTAGCTTCGCCAAAGGATTGAGGCGTTTTGTCTCTTGAAGGTGGTCGGGAGAGAGATGGGCATATCGGATCGTCATGGCTAGGCTGTGGTGTCCTAGAATCTTCTGGAGTGCCAGGATGTTACCTCCGTTCATAACGAAATGACTTGCGAATGTATGTCGCAGAATGTGTGTCAGTTGTCCTTTGGGTAGTATCAATTTCGCGATTTTTACTCCATCCCGAAATGCCTGATATGCCGCCTCAAACAATCGCTCTCCAAGGTTATTGGATTCGTGATGCGATATCAGCTCTGTTTCTAGCTTCTGTGTAATCGGGACTGCACGAGCTTTACTTGATTTTGTCTGCACGAACTGAATAACCCCGTTACGTATCTGAGATATTCGGAGTCCTTCAGCTTCTCCCCAGCGAGCGCCCGTTGCCAAGCATATTCTAGCCACCAAATTAACATCGCTACTGATGGTCTGGGAGAGGCTTTCGAGTAGGACTTTAATCTGCGGATTCGTGAGATATGAAAGCTCTCGTTCCTGAATCTTGAAGCTACGCAATTTGGTCAGCGGATTTTCTTTTTTCCAATGTTCAAGCCGGATGTTTTCATTGAAGACAGCCCGAAGGTATGCTTGCTCTCGATTCATTGTATTTGGAGTCAGACCTGCATCGATACGCTTCAATCGATATTCTGCAAATTGATCTGGAGTGAATTTGTCTGCAAAGGGGTTTCCCATCGCATTGCACATTGCCAGCAATATTCTTTTTCTACTTTCCCCATCTTTTAGACCCGACCCATGGTGTCTATGCCACAAATCTACAAGATCAGATAAGCGGCGCGCATCTTTCTTTGGGGGTGTCCAGTCTGGGTTGCGTTGTACAGTGGCCTGGATGTGTCGTTCCCACGCTAATGCTTCAGCTTTTGTCGGCAACGTCTTCTTTACCCGTTTTCCGCTTCTACCTCCAGGTTGAATATTTACTTGCCAGCCTGTTTTGACTTGCTTAATCGCCATAAATTATTCGCCTTTGTCAGCGCTCTTTTTCTGCAGCATTTCTTGCCATGAGAGCCAGCGATTAATACCGTCTTCGCTGTCTTTAATCTTTAAGTGGATATGCTTCGTATCGATCGTTATGCCGTGTTCGTTCGCTCTTGATTCTGCTCTAGCTAACACCGTCTTTGCGACCTGAAGCATGGCAGCAGTTTCTTCATAATCGCATCGAGGCAAATAGGTATCGTGCAAAATCTCTACCCAGCGGACGTCCTTGAGAATGGATACCAGTAGAAGGTTTTCGTCGCTCTCTGGCTCCGCTTTCCTAACTAATCCACTTCTTTTCAGCATATCTCTGGTTTTTAAGTTCGCAAGCTCCCCATCGCCATCCCAAAGGCTGCTCACGATGCGATCGTTCTCTTGGCTGTAATGCTGAACGGCGTTGAAGTACGCGAGGCTGCTTTCTTGAGGTGTTGATCGTAGGGGGAATCCCACGCCTTCTGGTGCCGTGTGGCCGAAAGCAGAGTCATCTATTCCTGTTACCAGCCAAAACGCATACGCGGGCCAATGCTTCGCAGCCGCCTCAATGAGTGCCGACGAAGGACGAGTGCCAGTTGTCCAGTAGCTCTTCCATGTCGCGCTGGTGACTCCAGTTTTTTCTTCCAGTTCTTTAAAGCGACGGTGTTCGCTTACTTTCAACGAAATCAGCAGACGCAATCTTTCATGCAGTGAATCAACTTTTGTATTTGACATAGTCTTAATCAAGTCTATAATAGGTTTAATTAAATCTTTTCGGGTTTCTTCTAATCATTATGAGCTTAATGGACGAATTCTCAAAATTTCCTGTATCGAGCAGTTCTTCATCTTCTCCTTTGGTTTCAAGGGAAAAATTTGCGGAGATGGTTTTTGGTACTAAAGAGGCAGTGGGAATTGTTATCGGCTGGTGTAACAAAGGCCTGATTCCTACCTATACCGTCGGGAAATATAGTTTGATTTCCGTCGAGCTTCTGAAGAAGCAATGCCTTGATCGAGAATTCAAATGAGCAAGATTAAGAGAGCCGTGGATGATCACCACTTCATCCGCGGTGCTGATCTGCCCGCCCGCAGCGCGAAGCGCGAGGACGGACAGCAGCAGCAACGCAAGCCTTCTCAAAAGAAAACGTCAGCGCCACACATTGAACCCCTCCAAGCTAATAGAGGGGTACATGAAGATGACTATGTCCAACTGATCCTGGCGGACGGAGCGGTAAAGCAAGTCCCAAGACGAAGCTCTTCAGAAAGCAACGTATTTATCGACTGGTTGACGTTCACCGCCAATGTTGACGGTTTTCTCAAGTTCAACGGGTACCAAGCATTTACTGACGACGATATTGCAGGTGCAATTTCTGCGCTGATGGAAGAGTTCTGCGGTGAAGGTTTTGGCATCAGCAAAAAGAACGGCTTTGGAATGCATTTCCACAAAGAGAGTTATGTCATCGGCGATGGATGGGGCGTATTTTGTATTGGGCACAGGAACAACCGGTTCCTTGTTTCGCTGTCTGGTGACGGTTGGCTCAATGCGGATGCTAATGCCGCAATAAAAATCCACAACTTTCTCAGTCGCCTTAATGAATATGGTGGCGATGTACGAATCAGCCGTATTGATTTGGCTGCTGACTATTATCAGAACGGTCCAACTCATGCCGAGTTCGAAGCTGCATATCACCGAGGTGAGTTTGTTCGCCAAAAGCGGCATATAGAGTCTCAAGACTCTTGGCCGAACTACCAAGTTTTTGGTTGTGTACATACCAATCGCGGAGTACAGGCTGGTATCACGGATGCGGTAGGTGTACGTACCTCTGATCTCTATCTTCGTCGCTACGACAAAGGGCGCCAATTAGGAGACCCGAATTCGACTTGGGTTCGGGTTGAGCTAGAGATGAAAAACAAAGATACGGTTATCCCGTTGGAAATATTGCTTCGTCCGGAAACGTATTTTTGCCAATACCCGTGGCTACGGAACTTGCGAGACAGCACCGCAATGAAACTTGAGACCAAGCGTCAGCGAGCGGAAATCACTGTTGAAGCTTCAAAGAAAATAATCAAACTCCAATTCGGGAAATATCTGCGTGTGTTGCGCGGCCTGGCTCATTCGGATGAGCAATTGCTTGAGCAGTTGCAGTCTGATGATGAAGACGCATGGCCTCCACGACTGGCAAAAATCGCGCCACCAATCTTTGTCCCTCTGCATTTGCGTCAACGAAGAAACGTCTATCAATTCGACGACGAAACAGCCACATCTGCGATCGGCTACACAGATGACTCCGGCTATCACTGTAGCCATGACTTCTAAAAGGAACTCAACATGAAATTCACATCGCAAATCAAGGTGCTCGGCATGAAAGCGTCCAAAGGAACGTTGGAAAACGGAACTGCTTACGACAGCACGAAAGTGTATGTCGAGACCGGATTGGACGATTCAAAGGGCAATGCGAAGGGATTTTCAGCGGTCGAGTATTCGATGGGAACATCCGACGAATACAACAAGTACAAGCATTTGCCCTTTCCGTTTGTGGCCGAAGCTACATTGGAAATTGTCACGACCGGGAAGGCGCAAAAAACACAGTTAGCTGATCTGAAACCAATCGAAATCGCTAAACAGAAAGCAGCGGCATAAGCATGAGGCGCGTTTTCATTGTTCAGGACAAAGAGAGCGCGCTTTTCCTTTGTCCTCATTTTGGTGATGTGAGTTATACGCCCTGGTTCAGCGCAGCTGGTCGGTTCGATGACTATGAGTCCGCTGTCGAAACGGCAGGCGTTCATTGCGGCGAAGGGTTTTTCGTTGAGTCTTTCTATGAGGCCTAAGGGGAAATGTAATGCAGATGGGAGCAGTGCAAACAATATTGGTCTGCGTTCCTTCGCAATTCGGACAGGCTCCATGTCCAGCTGGGACAGCTATCAGTGTCATTCAGGCTTACGTCATTGATCCGTCTCAGGCTCAGAGCATAGAAGCCCAGAATGCTCCGTTTGACTATAGCGCTGCAGCGAGTCTGTGGACGTTGGGATTTACTTTTGTAGTGGGATTGTTTTTGGTTTCGAAGTCGGCAGGAACGATCCTAAACATGATTCGCAGGTAGCGAGTAACCGACCGGACGGTATTCCGGATTTTTATAGGAGAAATTTGATGAATAAATTTGTGAAGCGCAGTGTGGCCGCGGTTGTCACTACCGTTGCAGCAGGTTCAGCAATGGCGGCGGGTGGTGGTCCAGATATGACCGGTCTGACGTCCGCAGTGGACTTTGGCACAGTCACCACCGCAGTCTTGTCGATTGCAGGCATGTTGGCCGTTGTTTACATCGCAGTGAAGGGCGCAAAGATCGCGCTGGCCATGCTGAAAGGCGGCTAATCGGTAGTGTCGTTGGGGTGCGAAGTTGCACCCCAATTTTTTCAATGTAAGGAGTGTCTGATGACGATCAATCAGCTTTGGTATCTGGCGATGTTCGTGTGGGGGATAGCGTCGGCATGGGCGGTAATCGAAGGTTTAAAGAACGGATGATTCTATGGAAAAGATAATTTTTCTACTCCTGTGCATTTGCTATTTCCTCTCCCTCGCATTCCAGTTTCTGAATGACGATTTTGATCATTGGTCAGATCCATTTATCCAGGCATTTTGCCGACCTCTTGAATTAATCGGATATCAGCGTGCGCTCTATCTTTTGTTGGTCGTCGCACTAATAGCGCTGGCTGTACCTATCGAATTCCTTTGACTATGTATAAACGCTTTCTCTGCTTGGTGATGGGGCTGCTAGTCGTGCTGAGAGCCGACGCTGGCGCTCTTCCTAATTTCTCTGGGTCGGTTAATAAGGCCGTTGCTCAGACCATCGAAAAAACCGCGATACGGCGTGGATTTGCAGCCAACGATCCGAGGGTTGCGGCGACCTATACAGGAGTTGCCTCCATTGCTGCTGGGATAGCGGCTGACGTCGCAGTAACCGCTGCGACTGCTGCTACGGCACCAGTTTGGCTGTCATTGGCTGCCGGCTTGGGAGCTGCGGCTATCGTCGGCGGTCTTGCGTATGGCGCTTACAAGGTATTTTTTGATGACGATAGTTCTGCCGCAAAATTTGTCCTGCGAACGACTGCTGGTACGCCAACTGGAACAGTGACCACGCCTAGTGGTAGCAACACATATGTTCAAAGCGGCTTAAAAGTGGACAGTGCTGGTCACATAGTGGGATCTACTCGCCTACGAATTCCTAACGGCGTATTCAACTTTCACGGGATTACAGTCTATTGCGATGAGCCAACGACCTGTATGCAATTAGCAGTTCAAGGATGGATTAACTTAGGCGGTGGTACAGGGGCTGTGTTCGATGTGCCATGCAGTGCTGAAGTGAACTCTGTTATTACGTGCGGTGCTAGAAGAATTGGATCGGGAGGAAATACAACGCCTCAATCCACTTGGATTACTGGCACCTATCAATTCAGTATGATCAATAACCCTCTGTATTCAGCTACGGTCAAAGGCAAGATTTCTGATATCGCAGCCGCAGTCCCACAGACGGAATTAGATAAGGCTGCGGACGCCTCGGTAATCGCAAGTTTAGCCAATATGTTGTGGCAGCGAGCCGCCTCTCAGCCTGGCTATCAGGGAGTGCCGTACTCCACTACAGATCCGGTCACAACTGCAGACGCTGCCAGTGTGCAGTCGTCTAATCCCTCGACATGGCCTAGCAATTCGGAGCTAATCGCTCCGGTATCGAGTGGCGCCGGTCAAGCCGTGCCGATATCCCCGTCTATAACACCGGGACAGCCTTCAACAAATCCTAGTACTGACCCGGGCGTAGGAACAAACGTCAACGTGGTGAATACCCCAAATGTGAATGTCGTCAACAAGGTTCAAATAGACCTGGGAGCTGACCCGGCTGTCGCAACGCCAACGCTTGAATCAGCTCCGACCGCGAAGATGATTCTTGATCCACTGCTGAACCTCTTCCCCACGTTGAAGAATTTCGTTGTTCCCTCTCACGAGTCAGTCTGTCCCAAGCCGACCATGAATCTGTTCGGTAGATCGCTGGTGTTGAGCGCGCATTGCGATCTTCTGGAATCGATCAGAGCAACACTCTATGCCACGATGGCCTTTGTTTGGACGATTGCTGCTATGTTCATCATCTTGAGGGCCTGAGAATTATGTTTGCGATTTTGGCATCAGCGGTCAATGTTCTCCTTGGCTTCGTCTTCAGGTCAGTGATAGTGAAGTTCGTTTTGTACTTTGGCCTCTTTTTTGTTGTCACTGAGTTTCTTCAAATACTTTCTCCGCTCTTGCCTACAGCCTCTGGCCTAACAAATTCACTGGCGGGAATGCCGAGTGGAGTTTGGTACTTCCTCGACCTTTTTAATATCTCTTACGGAATGCCAGCGCTGCTATCTGCATTCGTGACGCGATTTGTCATTCGCCGCTTACCTATCATCGGATAGCTTATGCCCATCAATGCATATACGGGCCTGATGCGCTCAGGAAAAAGCTATGAGGTTGTGTCGGAGGTAATCTTGCCTGCAATCGCTCGTGGGCGACGCGTGGTGACAAATATCGACGGCATTTCCGAATCAAAAATTCATCAATACATATTCGAGAAGCAGAACACTCCCATCTCGTCTTTGGGGAAAGTAATTCATGTCGACAATCAGGATGTCTTTCGAGAAGATTTCTTTCCATATTTCGATGACATGAAAAGCGCTCACGTAGACACTGTCGTCCAGCCTGGGGATATTGTCTGCATCGATGAAGCATGGCGCTTCTGGGGTGTCGGAAAGATCCACAAAAACCATCAGTCATTCTTCTTGGAGCACGGGCATTTCACTGACGAAGAGACTGGCGTGGCATGTGATCTTGTCTTGATGGTGCAGGACATCAGCACGCTCAATCGATTCTTAAAGAACGTTGTTGCTTTCACGTTTAAGACACACAAGAAGGTGTCGTTGGGCATGAACAATACCTACAGCATCAACTGCTGGGAGGGATACAAGCTCAATAAAGCCACGCTTGTTGGTACGTGGATACGTAAATATAAAAAAGAGATTTTCCCTCTCTATAGCTCGTTTAAGGGCGGAGTCAGTGGAAAGACTGAGACGGTCGATCAGCGACAGAATAAATTTGGCGGCAAGCGGATCTGGATCACTTTCGGAACACTCGTAATAGTCACGTTGGGCTGCGGATTTGCGATATGGCGCTTCTTTCATCCTAAACAGAACAACGAGAATCCTGGCCAGTCAGTTGCTCAATCGGGGATCGCTGCAAAACCGGCTCCCCAAGGTTCACCAGGAAACGTTTCAGTAGCACCGCCTCAGCGCAGTGAGATATGGCGCATCGTCGGCAGCTATATGGTGCGCAACGAATCTTTCGTTGTATTGGCTGATCCTCGCGGTGTTTTAAGGGTTGAGTCGCCATCTGTCTTCAATGGATCTCGCTATTCAATGACGGGAAGTGTGGATCAATCATTAGTGACGGTATGGACCGGATCTGCCGGTGTACCTGTGAGCACCGATGCGATTGTAAAACCTCCTCTGCCACCTCTTGGCCAGATGCCAACTAATCACCCTTGACGGCCATGAAAAAAATCTTGCTTGTGATTCTTCTGTGCTTCGCAATACCGTCGTTCGCTGGAAGGAAAGAGGTGGTGCCGTCACGCTTGGAGTTTCGCGAAGTGCAGATTGCGCAGGTCGTGCAATTGATATATGCCGAAACAAAAGACACGCCTTATGTGATTGATCCAGAAGTCTTGGCGGACAAGCGTATCGTTTCCTTTCGATATGACGCTCAGATGGGAGATTTCTCCCGATTTCTATCTGGCTTTCTCGAATCGGTCGGCTTAATAATCACCAATCGCGACGGAATCGCATATGTCACAAAGAAGATCAAAGAAGAGTATGTCGAGCCGCCCCCTGACGTATATGTGTACCAGCCTCGATACCGGGACGGATCGTATTTGAGTGATCTTCTGGCTCCGCTATTTAAAGGCCAATTCACCGCGAAGAAGGCAATCCATGCTGCTCCTGAAAACATGGCGCCTCAACGATCCGTACCTAGTGGCTCTGCCGCTGCGCTCGTTGATCGAAGAAGCGACACGTTAGTATTTTTGGGGTCGGCTGAAGAGATCGCTCGGCTGAAGCAGGTCATGTTGCAGGTCGATATTCCCAAGAAGAGTGTCATGGTTCAGGCTATTTTGTATGAGGTACAAACCTCTAATAGTGATGGAGGTGCCGCCAGCATTGCGCTAAATCTCTTGAATGGGAAGTTTGGCGCTTCGCTTGGTCAAGTAATTGATCCCCTCTCGAATATCTTCAAGTTTACTAACGTCAGTATCAATGCCGTTTTATCAAATTTTTCTTCTGACAGTCGATTTAATCTGATTTCAACACCGATTATGCGAGTGACATCGGGAGAGACCGGCTATTTGGTTGTTGGGGAGGATGTTCCGGTTTTATCTCAAGTTAGCTATGGCGGAAACGCGAACACACCGTTGCAGTCTGTTGAGTACAAACCGAGTGGAGCGATATTCAATATCCAGCCAATAGTGCGTGAGTCAGTAGTAGATTTGACGGTTATGCAGCAGACATCCAGTTTTGTTAGTACCAACACTGGAGTGAATTCATCTCCTACATTGAAGAAGCGCGAGATGGGATCGGTACTCACGTTAGCGGACGGTGAATTGGTTGTTATGGGCGGTCTTGGCGAAAATAAAAGCAGCGATTCACGCAGTGGGCTTTCCTTTTTCCCGAAATTTCTTCAATCACTAAATTCCAGTAATACGAAGACAGAGATCCTTCTTATTCTCAAGTTGACACGTATCTAGCCCATGACACTACTTTCACAAAATCGCATTAAAAAAATCCGCGATCGCTTCACTGGCCGCGTGAGATATGTCGCAGAGTCGCAAATCAAGATTCGCCGCGGAAAACTATGGGTCAAGATCAATCCGAGCCTCTTGCGAAGAGCGCATCTCTACCAAGGAAGCTCGGTAGTCACCTTCGCTAAGCCAGGTGTGCGAATGGTGGTAGTGAGGCGTTTGCGGCACGCCAAGGGCAATGTAGGTTGTGCTGGCATCTACTGAAGACCGGAGGCTTAAATCTTAGGCGGTGTTCTTCTTAAACATGTCGCGGTCGGGCGGTTTGTTGCCCGATGTTTGCCGTAGGGGCCGGGTCGGTAGACTAACGCGTAGCGTTCCCCGTAGCCGGCAAGCAAGCATGTTTAAAGCGATGCATAGTAAAATTTGAATACTGTGAATTTATACAGTATTATTCTAATGTTCCCATTTTGGGAACATGTTGACATTTCTTTGCATTCTGGTATTCTGTTCCCAAATCGTGAACAGATATGGTTATGAAACTACTGGGACGTAATAAATTGCAACTTTTGCGCGGTCTTGACGCCACAACAGATGTTTGGTTGGTTAACTGGATTTCTGAAGTGGTGAATGCTTCTTGGAAACATCCAGGTGATGTCATTAAGCAGTTTCCAACAGTCACAGCGGCAAATGTTGATGTGTTTCTATTCCGTGTGGCTTCGCAACCGCATTCAATTCAGCTGTCGATTATGTTTCCGTTGAATATTGCGGTCGTTACCGATTTGAAAAATATGTCTTAATTGCAATGGAAACTAAGGTTGAACCTAAAGTAATACGCTCTGATGAGCAATATCATGAGTATCTGGGGGAAATCCAGCGTTTGATGGCTGGAATGCCTATCATCGGATCGCCAGCTGCGGACAGGTTAGAACTCTTGTCGGTGTTGGTCGATTCTTATGAGAATCAAAAGTACCCTGTCGAAACTCCTGATCCAATTGATGCAATTCTTTTCCGAATGGAAGAGCAGGGGCTAAAGCAAACCGATCTTGTCCCGTATTTTGGGACGAGAAGTCGAGTATCTGAAGTCTTGGCTAGGAAGAGGCCGCTCACTGTTCAGATGATTCGAGCCCTGTCTATTGGTTTGGGTATCTCTACAGAGACGCTAGTGGGACTGTCTGTGCCATCTCAAGCGCAGAAAGGCGATAACCTTGATTGGGGGAAGTTTCCCATTAAGGAAATGGTCGCTCGGGGATGGGTTAGAAAACTAACGGATAAGGCGTCGGATTCGATTGAAGAGCTTGTTCAGCGTTTCATTGCTGATATTGGAATTCAATTCGGCGATGCAGCTTTTAAGCGTACGTTGAGCGGTGACGCGTATTCGCCGAGTACCAAATATGCCTTGTTTGCATGGCTGGCCAAAGTGATACAGCTGAGTCGAGAGAAAAAATCGAACTTAGGAAAGTTTGATGCAGAGATTCTTTCTGTGTCCTTCTTGAAAGAGCTTGCTCAATTAAGTTGGTTTGAACAAGGACCTCTTTTGGCTGTGGAATTTTTAGAGAAGCATGGAATTGCAGTTGTCATTGAGCCTCATCTAAAAGGAACAATGCTGGATGGGGCAGCACTTAAAGATGCAGATGGAACTCCGATCGTAGCGTTAACTTTGCGTTTTGATCGACTAGATAATTTTTGGTTTACCTTGATGCATGAAGTGGCTCATCTATGGAAGCATATTGGCGCTGACGAAACGTTTTTAGATAATCTAGATGCCGCATCTGAAGACCGTCGCGAGGTCGAGGCAAATCGCATAGCCAGGGAATCCTTTATTCCACGAGTAGTTTGGAAACGAAGTGATGCATATTTGTCGCCTAGTCGGGAGTCGATAGATCGGCTTTCACGTGAGCTGAAAATTCATCCGTCAATTATTGCCGGTCGAGTTCATCGAGAAAAAAATAACTATCAACTGTTTCCTGAGTTGATAGGGCAGGGTGAAGTGCGAAAGCTCTTCAATTTAGAGGTTGTTTAAGTAATTTAGGAGCAACGCATGAATCCCCAATATGTCCCGATTTTAAAAGCGAAGCCAGGTGAATTGAAGGCACTTGAGAAGCTGTCGACGCGGTCTGTTAGCAAGGTTTTGCCACTTTTTGATTTGCATCGTCAGAAAGATGGCGTCGCTGCGATGGATCACTTGGATAAACTAGCCTTTCTGATCTCATCGGCTTGGACTGGTGGGCAGGTGTTTGTTGATATCCCTAAATGGAAGCCTAACGCTCAGGCGGAAAACGGAGAGCATGTTCTTGCGTATGCTTGCTCGCAGCTCTCTATGCTTGGTGTTCCAGCTAGTGCTGTGGCGTCTTATGATCGTTGGGACGACCCAGAATATCAACGTGCGTTAGCGGGACTGAGCGAAGAGGGACAAAAGAGATTTTGTATTCGCTTGGAAAAGGATGCCCTGGAGGATGTCGGTGATCCTGATTACTTCATGGATAAGCTGGACGAACTTATGGATCGTTTGGCCATAGTCCCGTCGCATTGCTTTGTTGTGGTTGATCTTGGTGATATTTTTCATTCTGCTGTAGTGGATTTGATGCCGCTTGTGACGGATGCACTTACGTTGCTTGAACCCATCGGATTCGGTGGAATTGTGGTTGCCGGTTGCTCGCTGCCTACAACGGTAAATCAAGCGGTGAAAAAAATTAATTCCGCTGGATTTGTTGAGCGCCGAGAAGCCGTGCTTTGGAAGTCGATCTGCGCGGAGCGCCGCAATACAGATATCATTTTCGGAGACTACGGTATTCGTAATCCCAGTGGTGAAGAGGATGTGATTGCGCCAAACATGAATGGTAAGATTCGTTATACCCTGACGAATCGTTATTTGGTTGTACGCGGTCACTCAATTCAGGTTCCCCCGAAAGGTGCGCAGACGCATGCCTTGGCTCAATACCTGATTGCGTCGGGTCACTACATGGGGCCGGCGTTTAGTTGGGGCGATCAGCGTATTCAAGATTGTGCAAATTTAGTGTTTAAGGGTAATGCTGGTGATTGGATTGCAATCGATACAAATCATCATTTGGAGGCGGTGCTTGCAGAAATATTTGAATTTCAGCGGCATGTCGCAACGCTTACTCGCTAA